AAGGCTAAAGAGTTTCTCCCTACGTACATGCACCCTTGGATGGACAGAACCGTGTGCAAACGCACAGTGATGACCATACCCTACAATGCTACTAAAGATAGTAGTCGCAAGTACATACGTGAGGCATTACTTGAAAAGAACATAGATCCAACTAAAGATGAACTAACTCAGATAGTCAATGCTGTCTATCAGAGCATGGACTCAATAGTTCCAGGGCCTATGCAGGTAATGAGATGGATCAAGAAGCATGTCGGACTTTACATCAGAAATGGTGCTAAAGAAGTTCAATGGGTCACACCATCTGGTTTTGTTGTCAACCAAAAAAGGGATGACATAGAGACTACAAGGATGGAGCTACAGCTACTAGGACGTACAAGCATTAGACTACCTAACGGTAAATCTACGCCAAGTCCTAACAAGCATAAGTCAAGCACTGCCCCTAACTACATACATTCATTCGATGCTTCGATCCTTCACAGATCATTTACAAAGTTCGATGAACCATTCACAGTTATCCACGATTCTGTTCTATGCAGAGCAGGAGACATGGGAACACTCAATCGCCTTGTGCGAGAAACCTACACCAATATCTTTTCCGAAGAGTGTTGGCTCTCTAGATTCGCAGAGACAATACAAGCTTCCGAGCCACCCCCAATCGTTGGGACATTAGACCCCAAAGTCGTTTCCAATTCCACCTATTTTTTCTGTTAAACATGGCAACCACCTACGTAACACCCAACCCTGTCACACTTGATGGCTTCCAAGCTATTCTCAAAGCAGGGGAGTGGGGCTACAAACTATCCGCTCTTGTAAAAGAGGATCTTGTAACTCAACTTGAAGAAGAGCGTGAGTCAGCTCTAGAATGGGCTAGAAGCAAGGCAAAGAACCCTAAGAGGGTTACAGTCAAGCCTGAGCCTTGGGAGGAGCTAGACAACGATAAAGGTACATATCACATTCGTTTCAGCTGGAGAGATGGCGACAAGGTATTCCCTGTTGTTGTTGACACAGAAGGAACACAGATAAAAGACACAGACACACCAATCTACAGTGGAAGCAAAGTTAAACTAGCTTTCTTCCAAAAGCCATACGTCCTACCAAGCGGTGACATTGGTACATCATTGAAACTAAAGGCAGTACAAGTTGTTAGTCTTAACAGCGGAGCTGGTGTCGTTGATAATGGTGACATGTCGGCAGACGATGCAGCCGAATTGTTCGGTAAGGCTAAAGGTTTTAAGGTCGAAGAGCCAGCCCCAGATGCAGCACCTTGCTCTGTTGAACCTGACGATGACTTCTAATGAGAAGTAAGTTAGAGGAAAACATAGCAGACTTGTTTGAAGAGCTTAACGTGGACTATGAGTATGAATCTGAAAAGTTATCATACGTCATTGAGGCTAAATACATTCCTGACTTCAAGGTTGGGGATGTATACCTCGAAGCTAAGGGCTACTTCCCATCTGACCAAAGGCGAAAGATGAAGGCTGTTAAGAAAGCTAACCCTGACTTAGACATTCGTATCATCTTTCAAAACCCTTTGACTAAAATATCCAAGCACTCCAAAACATCCTATGCGATGTGGGCTGAGAAAAATGGATTCCCTTGGTGTGTATACTATGCAATCCCAGTTGACTGGATCAAATGAATCAACCTTCCTACATCACACCAGCTGTCCTAACTGTGGTTCGTCAGACGGTAATTCCGTATATGATGATGGACATACTTATTGCTTTGTATGTAACCACTATGGTAGCGGAACAGCAGATGATGATGGTGAACGACCGCCCAAAAAGAACCAAACTATGTTACAAGGTCATCCTACCAAACTAAGGAAGCGAGGTCTATCAGAAGAGACCTGCCGTAAGTACCGTATCCACAAGGATGGCGACACACTACGTATGCACTACTTCGACAAAGCAGGGCAGGTATGTGGAGCTAAGGTAAAAACAAAGGACAAAGGCTTCTGGATGGAGGGTAAAAATACCGACCATCAACTTTTCGGGCAAAATTTATTTCCCGATAAAGGGTCAAGGCTTACTATATACGAAGGAGAGCTGGATGCAGCCTCTGGATGGGAAGCACAACCCAAATGGCCACATGTATCCATACCAAATGGTGCAAAGGCTGCAAAGAAGGCATTACAGAGGGTGCTAGACCTCCTTCAGAACTATGAAGAGGTAGTACTATTCTTTGACAATGACGAGGCAGGTAGACAGGCAGCACAAGAATGTGCAGAACTACTACCCCCTGGAAAAGCAAAGATTGCAAGGCTTGAGAAGTATAAAGATGCTTCTGATGCCCTACAAGCTGGCGATGCCGAGGCAATCAGACGAGCTATCTGGGATGCAAAGACTTATAGACCAGATGGTATTGTTGATGCCAAATCATTACTTAATGTAATCACTACACCAACACCCCCCGCTGATCATGACTACCCATTTCAAGGACTACAGCTCAAGCTGCACGGTATTCGGTACGGAGAACTTGTTACCATTACTGCAGGATCTGGTACAGGAAAATCATCATTCTGTAGGGTTCTTGCAAGTCATCTTCTCCAGCGACAAGAACGGGTCGGTTACTTGGCACTTGAAGAATCTAACCGTAGGACAGCACTCGGCTTGATGTCAGCCCAACTAGGTAGACCCTATCATCTTGGAGAATATGAACGAACAGAACTCGAACACGCCTACAACAGTACTATTGCTAATTGGAATCTTTTTCTCTTCGATGGCTTTGGCAGCTACGACCCTGATACGATCTATTCACGCATCGAATACCTTGCCTGTGGATTGGAGTGTCGTGTTATATTCCTCGATCATCTCAGTATTTTATTGAGTGGATTGGATGGAGATGAGAGACGTATGATAGACGTGACAATGACTAAGCTACGCTCCCTCGTAGAACGTACAGGCATAGTCTTGTTTCTAGTATCGCACCTAAGACGTACTCAATCAGACCAAAACCATGAAGAAGGTGCCCGTATTACACTTGGACAACTGCGAGGATCTGCAGCGATTGCACAGTTATCTGACACAGTTATTGCCCTTGAACGGAATCAACAGGATCCAAGCAAACGAGATACTACGACTGTTAGAGTCCTCAAGAATAGATATTCTGGGGAAGTTGGTATCGCAAATGAACTGACCTATGACCTACAAACATGCACCTTTGAAGAACGTGAAGCTACGCCCGACTTTAACCCAGCGACAGACTTCTAGAGAGATCAACCTCGCCTTTGACATCGAGACCGATGGCATTGATTCCAGCTGCATACACTGTATAGTCACACAAGACATAGATACAGGACATGTGGAAGAGTACAATGATCAACCATCAAAGCACTACAGCGTTGTCAACGGAGTCTGTGAGCTAGAAATTGCTAACAACATTATTTCACACAACGGAATGATGTATGACGTACCACAGATCAAAAAACATTTCCCGTTTTTTAGTGGTAAAGCAAAGCACTGGGACACACTCATACTTAGTAGGTTCTTTCATCCTGACCTACTAGACATAGACCTCAGACGTAAGTGGGCTTACATGCCAGCTCGTTTGTATGGTTCACACAGCCTTGAAGCGTATGGTTACAGACTACGCTGCTTTAAGGATGAGTTCGGCAAGACTACTGACTGGAAAGACTGGTCACAGGACATGCAGGACTACTGTAAAAAGGATGTCGCTATCTTATGTAAACTATGGTCGCATTTTCAGAAATCGCTGAAAGCGTTGTCTTAGAACACCAGATAGCACAGCTAATGGCAGAACAAAAGACCACTGGCTGGCCATTTGATGTACGAAAGGCACAGGAACTAGAGAATCAGCTACTCACCGAGCTAGATAAACTCAAGAAAAAGGCAGAAAGTATATGCCATTTCGTTCCACACAACTTGTTCACTCCCAAGAGAGATAACAAGAAACAAGGTTACTTTGCTGGTTGCGAGATGCAACGGCTAAAGGAATTTAATCCTAGCAGTAGAGAACACATAGCATGGTGGTTCACAACATTTCAAAGTTGGAAGCCTACCAAACTCACACCGACTGGTAAAGCAGTCATTGATGAGACAGTTCT